AAGTGCCGTAGAATAGTTACCAGGACCATATCCAAGATATTCAAATGTATGTCCAGATGCACGAAGAATTGAATATCTGTGCAGTTCTAATGGTATTGGACTTAATTTTGTAACCAAGGAACTTGGTAAATGTGATGTCGCTTGTGTTCCAAATACACCACGAATAACGGTAACATTGTTCAACACATCACCGGTTACTGATTTAGTGGAAGATGCAATTCTTAATATTTCATCATCAATTTGAATATAACTTCCTTGTGGGAATCTGACTCCCATACCGTGTTGAGCACCTGTAACTAGAGAACCTAAACTTATTGTTGTGCTGGTGGCAACAGGAGTTGAGGTAAGTTTAGCATTTTCGAGACCATGAAGTGGAACTCCTCTTACATCAAGATTTTCATCATCTTTTCCGGAATCGGCATCATTTGCAGATAGTCCGTGCTTTAGAATATGCCCATTCTGATAAAGAGCACCAACATCTTCTGAAGATTCTAACTTTGCCTTAAGAGAGGATAATTGAGCAGTGGGATTGCTTGCACTACCAAAATCAGTAACAATAAATGTTCCTACTTTATTATTATTTTCATCATTATATTGGAATCTATTTCCTACTTTTAACCCGTGAGGAATACTATCATAATCATCAAAATTATAACCGGTTCCAACATTTGTTAACTGAGATTTTACGGCACGTCCGACAACAAAAACATATTGATCTGAAGTAATATCAGGATCACCTGCGGTTTTTGCAATACTAATTGTGTTGGGTTGGAGTACATTAGTAGTTCTAAAATATGCATCGGTCGTGATGCCAGAACCAGTGACTTGTATGACAAGATTATCTGGTGAAGATGTTAAATTTTTATTTGCAAGTGCCGCACTGTCACTAGTTCCTAATTTAGCGGCACCATCTGAACCACCAATGAGTCTATAATCCCAATGTCCATATTGACCTGCCACAAATCCCGAACCTGGATTTGTAATTTCATAGGCAGTTATTTCTCCACCAGTAACAGTGACTTTTCCTAGAGATCCGTTCCAAATACCTGAATCAACCGGTCCTTCAAATATTTTTACGTTTTCATATGTTCCATTATTCATTCCAGAGTTATTACTATGTAATACTCCATGTGCAATACCACAAAGGTTATGATTCCTTTCAAGTGTTATAACTCCACCAGTTTCTGAAGATATTTTTATTGCAGATCCAAATTTAACGAGTAATTCATCAACAGATTCTTTTGTAATACTCTTCTGGAGATCATTGGTTACAACTTTTCCTAAAGGTGCTCTAAGAGCAAATGATTTTGCAGAAGTGGGAGTATCATTTGTGTTGTCACGATCTAATTGTGGATACAAATCAACAACTGTCTGACTATATTTGTTATTAGTAAATTCTTCTGGAATAGCAAAATCTGAAAATAATTGATATCCATGATATACACCAGTTTCTACACCTTCATCATATTCTGAAATTATATCATTTCTGAAGAAATAAAGATTTGATCTTAAATCTTTTCTTGTAAATCTAGGTAATGATGATGCAGAACTGACAGTTGTTTTATCAAGTATAAAATCATTAGTTGGTTGTGTGCTTATTGTTATTGGTGCATTATACGTAAATGTCATGTTGTCAACAACAGTGACACTTGCCTCCACATTATAACCTTTTTCAGAAGTTCCTTCAGTATTTGCAGAATGTCTTATTGCATCAATTTTAACTAAATCATTAGTTTGTAAATTGTGAGGACGTTCTGATACTACCGTAATTTTTCCATTTCCATTGTTAAAAGTACAACTACTAATAAATCTCTGATTTCTACTAAATGCAAAATCAGATGCAGTTAAAGTTCTATTAAGGGTTAAATCACCATCAGTTCTTACACCAGTCTGAGAAGATTCTTGAAGAATAAATCCATTTTGGATATTCTTTCCATTTTGAACTTCTTTTGGGATTGATACTCTTGTCTTGAATATTTTATCATCTAAACTTCTAGTATCAGCAATTCTCTTAAAGAATGATATCTCAGTCTTTGTGCTGACATTACCTAATACTATTTGAGAACGAATATCAGAATTAGAATTGGTTGTAATATACCATCCGTTAGTGGTATCATATTGAACTGGATGTCCTACATCTCCAGATTCTTTATCTGTTACTCTACTTATGACTTTAAGTTTGGTTGCATCTGAAATATAAGTATTCTTTATCGCAACAGCATTATCGGCATCAGATTTTGATAATGCTAATTGAAGTTGAGTAGTTGTTAAAGTTCCTCCAGATATGACAAAGTAAACTTTGTGTTCAAGAATTTTTTCGGGTAAATCACCATCATCAGCGATAATAATAACCTTTTCTCCTGTCGTAAAACCATGATCTGAAGAGGATTCAAAAATACCGGTATTTCCTTCAACCGTAGATATATTGACAGATCTCCTTGCACTTGATGCTGCGGCATTAGACATTTTAATGTCAGCTTTATAAACCACATCATTAATACTCACATATAACTTATCAGTATTTCTTGCACCAACTCTAAATCCTTGTGTGAGAGAGGGTGGTTTGATATTTACTGAATCATATCCAAATAGATATAATCTATTAGTATTAGCATCAGTAGTAGCACTAAGTTGTACCCACTCAACATCTTCTTCGACAGTTGTAATTGCTTTTGGTGTAATAATATGAGTTATAAATGCATTGTCATCTTTCTTAAATGCATCTTTTCTAAATCCATCAGAAACTAATGCTAACTGACCAAAGTTGGAGTTGGAGTTTGTAATTGATGCGTCACCACCACTTTTAGCTTCAAAATGTTTTGCATATCCAATAGCAAACACAGAAACAATCTGTAAGATTGCATCATTTGTTATCTTAACATGAATAGTCTGCCAATCATTTCTATAAATTGCATCCGAATCTAAATGATAAATCTGAGCAGTATTTGTAGATGAAGATTCTAAAGCAAGTGTCGTTCCTTTTACTGTATCTTGATTAAGACCTTCATATTTTCTAGAACTAATATTATATTTTACAAAAGCTCTATCATCTTTTTGGAGTGAGACACCGGTAAATTGTGCCACAACCATTGAACGGAAACCTGATGCTTTAGAACCATCAGCGTGCATTCCATTCATACCCCATACAGATCGTAAGGAGATATTAAAAATATATGGTGAGGCACCAGAAACCGTATCAGTTTCGATAGTTATTAAGGCACCATCAACAGCAGGTTCTGTTTCAAGATCAAGAGGAAAATCAGGCAGTGTATAAGTAAATTTATCATTACGAACTGGATCAGTTGATGCTACCTTTGTTGAAATATTATATTCTGATCTACCTACTCCCTTAATCTTAATTGGAGTTCCTACAGATAAGTTATGTGCTCCTTGAGTAGTAACTGTTATTTGATTGGTGGGAACACCCGGAAGAGATCCAGATTGTATTCTTGTAATTACTATAGGATCATTTGCAAATGCACCAACAATTTCCCATTCCGGTCTCTGTTTCGCAAAACCATCCAATCCAGTTCCTTCCCCATCCTGTAAAAATTTTTCTTGAATATTTCTATTGGATGCCGCATTATATGCACGAGACAGTTTATAATAATACATATCAAGGTCTGTAAGACCTGATGATCCAACATCATTTACACCATCAGCATATTCAAAGCAAGTAAGTTTGTGGTGAGAGAAGGTTGGTTGTACCTGATTTATTACATTATCAAAATTTTTGTCATCAGTGTATACCTTTCCTAATTCATCTCCATCAAAAATACTAAACTGCCAGAAATAGCAAGCACCTGTTATTCTGAAAAGAGCAGAATATGGTACAGTATCGTCGGTTGGGTTAGGAACATATTTAGGTCTTATCTTTGTCTTTCTTAAGTCTAGACCGACAATAGAAGTTCCTCTAGGGACAATAACCCCACCATGCACACTATTGAATTTATGAAGAATATTACCTTCTTGAGCTAAGTCAAAATTGCTCTCTAATTCAAGGTTTAAAGTACTATCTCCTACAGTGCTTCCATCAGGTGTTTTTAATACAAATGCACCACTTCCATCGTCTTGTATTGTGTGTCCCGGACGATTATCAATCTCATGCTCACCAGGCATGAGAAGAATTGTGGTTTTTTCTGTAGTATCGTTATTTCTTCCAACATTATAGGAAAATCTCGCAGCTTCAATTAGTGCTCTCTGCAGAGTTTTAAACGGTTTGGTTTGGGAATTACCCTGGTTTAATATGCTGTCAGTAGAGTCAAGATCTGCCGGACTAACATATAGTATACGACCTTCTGCATTCTTAAGAAAGTTCTCTAACTTATTCAGAGGCATTGTATTACTGCTTCTATACTATTTCTATATTTTATTTAGTTAGGTTAAAAGTAGTGCGAGTAGGGAGACTTGAACTCCCACGACCTTGATGGTCAACAGATTTTAAGTCTGGTGTGTCTACCGATTCCACCATACTCGCGTAGGGTATTAGTCAATGAATACTAATAAAAGCATTTACCTATGAATACCAACTTAAGGTGCTTCCTGAGAGGATCGAACTCTCCTTAGGCAAATTATGAGTTTGCTGCATTCACCAGATTGCTAAGGAAGCAAATAGGAATGTTGGGACTTGAACCCAAATCACTCCGTTATAAGCAGAGGGCCTTTACCTTTAGGCGACATTCCCGATGATGAACTATTGAGCGTCGTTGTTTAACTCAGTATGTATTCGTATGAGTTCATCATCTGCCGGTATCATTACTGCCTTATTTCCATTCTCATTCTCTATTCCTATATGTTCTCCGTTCTCGACTCTACTAATCATTTCTTCCCAGTTTTTTTCCCAATGTTCCACAGAATAAAATTTAATAGTTGGATTATTTAGTTGTTCCATAAATTAGTCCTGACAAACTGAAACTCCGGTGTATTTGATTTGCTCCTCTTCAAGTCGATCACGAACAAGGAGGAAAACACTCATGAATTGTTCGGAAGTTTCGCAGTCAATAATACGAGTGCTGCCTTCGTCACTGTAGAGGGTGAAGGACTTGGCACAGATGTCGATGACAACCTTTTCCAGATACTCTTCGGTGCTGTTCATGTGAGGGGTGTTCCCTTGATTACCCACATATTATAGGGCATCCAGGCAGGGGTGTCAACCCCCAATCTGAGACCTCAGGTCATTGACCTCTTCCTTGAGTTCCTTGATCGCTTCAATCAGGAGAGGAACAAGTTTTTCGTATTGAACCGTCAAATACTTATCATCGACAGGAGCCGGGAACACTGCCTCTGGCAATACCTTTTCAATTTCTTGTGCAGATACACCAGACCATCTTCTTTCATCTTTAAATCCTAATTCTTTGGCAGTTTCATTATGAGAGTATGTAAATCCACGAATTGATTGAACTTTTTCAAGAGCATTTTTAATTGGTTCTATATCTGTCTTCAGTCTAATGTCAGAAGTAAATGCGGTAATATTACCTTCTACTTTTAATTGAGCAGTATTACCACCATAACCTGAAAGGTTAAGAACGTATTCACTAAAATTATCTAGTCTAATATCATAATCATCAGCATTATCTCCATCAGTATTTTTCCAGTCAATAAAAGATCCATCGGCTCTTTTCAATTCTATTGATGTAAATAGAGCGTTATCGCCATTTTGAAGTCCTGACGTAACAGAAGATCCTTTATCAGTATTTGTAATTGTTAATTTACCAGAATTATTTCTAGTTACAGATATTCCACCTCCAGCAGCAATTTCGACATCATCATTTGTACTATTAGTTCCCGATAATCTAATTTTAGTTGTTCCAGATAAAACTGATAAGTCGTATGTTGTATTAGTATCTTCAACTGTATTATTAATTATTGTTTCTAAATTACTAATATTATTTCCATCTATATTAGTATTAGATTCAATTAAATTGTTTACATCAGTATTGAAATCTGTAATATTACTAGTGGGAATATTAGTAACTTGAGATCCACCTATGGATAGACTTGATTGATGTTGAGTAACATCATTCTGTGTGACAGTATATCCATTTGCACCATTGATGAAACTTGTTAAACTCGATTGATTAATATCAGTTGCCGTAAGTTCATCAAATACCAATTCAGTTCCACTTACCTTAACATAATATCCATTAGATTCACTATAAGTTGTTGGGGTATCAGATAGATTAGTAAAACCAATTCCGGCAAGTTCAGTAACATTTGTGACCTTAATATCACCAGTTACTTCTATCTCTCTTGCCTTTACTTTACCTGCGGTTATGACACCTCCACCATCATCTGGAATAGCATGTTCAGCAACAGATCCATCAGTTTGAACAACTCCAAATCCAATATTTCCATTTTGAAGAATATTGACTGCCTCTATTTGACTCGCAAAATTTTGATTATCTGAAAAAATTGAAAGAGAAGCAGCATTATCAGATCTTGCTCCCATATAGAGGATACTAAATCCATCATCAGCATAATAATGATTGTTATTGCCAGAAATTCTTAATACTGTGGAATTTTGAAGTTTCCCATGATATCTTATTGCTGGAAGAGTTCCTGGATTTCCTCCCCCTATCGGTGTAAGAGCGACAGTATCTATTTGAAATGTCGTACCAATCAATCCACCACTTGTGCGTTCTATTACACTAAAACCACCAGCATATCCGACAGAATTATTATCATTAAATAAGATAGCTGTATTTCTTCCATTTAATTGCAAATTACTAGAAGGAAGTGTCGGAGTATAACTACCTGCCACAGTTATTCTTCCTTTTGAATCAACAGTAAATGTCGGAACAAGTCCTGTATCTCCTAAAGTAGGATTGCCAGGATACGGTCCTTGTGTCAAACCTGATATACTACTCAAAGTGGTGTTAAGAGTAATATCAGATTCACCAGTAAAAGGTGCCGTCATTGTGGCAGTTACATCACCACCCAGATTTATTTTTTTACCAGGATCTAATTTTGAAGCTGATTCTGAATTACCAAGGAGAACACCTTCAAATTTTTTAGCATAAACGACACGGAAGTTGTCGTCCGCACCACCAATATCTAATCCATCAGTATCAGTATCTGAATCAGCATTATGAGATGGGAGAATACTACTGTTGACTTTTGCCGTAAAGGTTACTGTATCACTATCAGCATCTCCAAGAGTGGTATTTCCATTTAATTGTGTATTTCCGTTTACCGAAAGACTAGGATTTAAGTTAGTTCCAAATAAACTAAGGTTACCTACGCTCAATAAGTTAGAAGAAGGATTATATTCCAGTCCATCATCACCATATAAATCATAATAGGCAGTGGGAAGAGGTTCTGAGTCACTACTAATAAACGTGAGAAAATGTTTTGAATTATTATCTCTTTCTGTAACTTTTATTTTCTTTGATTGATTAACTGTGGCAGTATTAAAGTCAACTCCGACGTTTTCGATTTCAATTACTCTACCTTTATCATCAAGTTTTACTTTAGGAATCTGAGTGTCACTACCAAATGCTGCAGTGAGGTCATTGGGTAATGTATCAATAGTCTTTAAAGTTGCTTCAGCTTCAACGTCACTATCACCCTTAAAGTCAACTTCCCATGAGATGTCATTCGTTGCTTTAATTTTTCTTGAAACTGTTAGAGCATCTGCAGTTGCAACAGTTGCAAGACTAAAATCAATAGCTGTACTTGTTACCCCAGTAACTCTTCCTTTAGCATCAAGATCTAGTGATATTAATTTATTCTCTCCACCATAATTTCCTGCACCAGGACCAACATCCTTTAAAGTAAGTGCGAATCCGACATTTTGAGACCCGTCAAATGTTCTTCCGATAGAAATAATATCATCTTCTGTGCCATCACCTAAAGTAATTGTTTGAGCCGATGCTAATCTATTTGCAGTTACTGCATTTGGAACGGTCGTGACATTTTCTGTTGTTACGGCAGTAACTAATCCTTTTTTATTAATTGTGACTACTGGAATAGTAGTGCTGTTACCAAATGATCCACCGGCATCCTCATCATCGTCTCCTGCCTGTGGAACTCCGGAGCTTGTATTGACTGTTGCCAGAGTCGCACCAGAACTTACATTTTCATGACCCTTAAAATCAACATCCCATACAATGTCACCTGTCGCAGCAATGTTTCTTGATGTTTCTAAAGAACTTGCCGTAGAAACATTTCTGTCATTTGATATAGTTATATTTTCAGCAACACTAATTCTACCTCTGGCATCGACAGTAATTTTAGGAACCGTATCTGCATCTCCATAGGTGCCTCCAGTTACACCAGTATCTGTTAATGACAGTGCGAATCCGACATTTTGAAATCCATCAAATGTTCTTCCGATAGAAACAATATCATCAGAAACTCCGGCACTATAAGTATCATCATTATCACCCAGAGTAATTAATCTGGGTGTTTGTAATTTTGATGCAGAATCACTATTACCCTTACCAGTGTCAAAATGAATTGTTGTGGCATAAACATTTGCCCATTTATTATCGCTAGCACCAATATCTTGACTTCCATTTGGAAGAAGGTCAGAATTAAATTTGGAATTTATAGTTATAACATCTTCATTAACATCAGTACCGGATGTAAAATTACCAGATATTGTAACGTCAGTTGTCAATCCTATTTGTATTTGATTAGCTAAATTTCCACCTTCACTATTAACATCTATGACAGTTGTCCTAACTTCATTTGTAGTTCCCTTTACCTGAAATACCTCTGTTGCCAAATTAATTTGACCAAATCCTCCTCCTCCACCAGGAATAGAAACACCATCAGAAAACTTCAGGAACTGCCCGGCATTAGTATCATCGATATATCTTTTAATTGATTGTTGAGTGGCAAGTGCTGTGGCACTATCAGATATCATGTTATCTTCATCAACAATAGAAGTAACACCAACTAAAGTTTCACTTGCCTGTCCTAGTTCTAATTGATTTATTGTGGCAATACCTGTAATAACAATATTTCTACCACTAATTTCATCATAGAAAATATCATCAAGAACATATAAATCACCACCAACATAAAGATCCCCACCAGTCGTGGTAATTCCACCATTATTTGCGAGTGTTGTTGCACCATCAACAATTAGTTCATTTTGAATGTCAACATTGGCATTGATATCAACATCACCACTGAAAGTAGATGTTTCTGTAACTGTCAATGTTGTGGTTCTAGATTCGCCACCAACATCAAGTTTTGTCGTTGGTGCTGTGCTTCCAATACCGACACCAGTATTAGGGACATATACAAGTTCTGCACTATCTACATTAATTCTGTCATATGTGGTTTTATCTGCCAAATCTGTATTAATGACATCACCAAAATGAATATAATGCTTTGCAGTTGAATCTGTCTGTTCTGTAATTGCGACATTCTTTGCTTCACCAGAAGTTATTTCATCACCATTAATAGCTACATGTTCTGCTGCAGTAACTAGTCCTTTGGAATTAACCGAAACTTTTGCATATGCAGTTCCTGTACTATTTCCAAAAGTACCGACATTTGAATTGACAGTATTCAGTGTAAAAACAAAAGGAACATTTTGTGTTCCATCAAAACTTATTGTAGGAGCAGTTCCATCTCCACTAATAGAAAAATCTTGTGCATTTAATAATTTTGTCGCAGTATCTGCATTACCTTTCAAGGCACCATACAGTTCATGTGCGGTTACAATACCAACAGCAATTTTTCCAGTATTATCCGAACCTATTGGACTATCAAATCTATCAGTTGCAATACCAAGAGCATTTACAGATGGATTGTAAATTAAATCTGTATCACCAAATGCCGTTGCACTACCACTAGATATATCACTTAAGAAAATAAATCTATTTGTATTCGTACTATCTGCCGTTATATCAGTTTTCTCTGCACTTCCTTCAAGAGTACCAATAAATTTTTCGGCATGAATATTTTTCCATCTTTTTGATGATGAACCAAAATCATGATGATCATTGACCGAAGGTAATGCTGTCGATCCAAATCCAACTGCCGCACCAATATTCAGATCACCAAGAATACCAACACCACCAGCAACCTTAAATGCACCTGTTATTGAACTGGTCGAACTTGTAGTGTTTGTTATTGAGGTAATACCGGCAACATTTAATCGTTTTGCGATACCTACACCACCAGTAATTTGTAAACCACCTGTAGTCGGACTGGTAGATTCTGTATCTTTTGTGAAGGTAACAACACCATCAACATTTAACTTCTTATCAATATCAGCACCACCTTTAACAATTAATGCGGCATTTGCACCAGCAAAGTCGGTAATATCTGTAATTTCTAATTTATCAATAGTAACAAAACTAGTGCCATCAGCACTTATAACCAAATTTCCTGTTTTTGCAGTAATATTATTACCATCTATTTCAATGTTATCGATCTTTAATTTAGAAATGGTGGCGGCAATACCTACGTTTAAAGTATCAGTATCAGTATGGATTGCATTTATTTCATTAATGTTTGCTATTGCGGCACCAGTATTGATGTTTAATGTCTCAACATCAGCAGTAGCAATATAGGCAGTTACGGTAATAGTAATATCAGTAAATGAACTATCAGTTCCATTAAAAGTATCTGCTGTTAAAGTGCCGTTTACTTCAACTCCACCACTGTTAGTCAGTAATTTTGGGGTGTTACCGCCGTTGTGATAAAGTTCTATTGCTCCATCATCATTAAGAATAATTCCATCTTCACCAGATTTTGCCTGAATGTAGATATTTCCGTCATCATCATCGTCTACATTGTTTCTAATGTATAAATGACCGGTGTTGTTATCAATATATGAATTTGTTCCATCATGATAAATCTGCAAATCACTACCAACACCAATGTTTATCTTTTTATTATCTAAAAGATTTAATGATTCTCCAATATGAACAGTTTTTGCAATACCTACACCACCGGCAACTGTTAAGGCACCTGTGATTGTATTATTAGATTCAGTAGTATCAGTTATAATTACCGGATTCTTAAATGTAGAGGTTCCATCTACATCTAAATTAGTTGAAATATCGACACTTGCATTGATATCTAAGTTCCCACCATATGTTGAGATACCTTGAACATTAAGTGTTCCTACTTTTAAATTTCCAGTGATTGATGCAACACCGACAACATCCAAATCAACCTTGGGTAAAGTGCTTCCAATACCGACATTATTAACACCACTTATGTCATTAAAGACAAAATTAGATGCTCCACCTATCTTTCCGGCGGCATTATGATATTGAACACTACCACGAATCCCGGCAGCATCCACCGATAAACTTCCCTGATCAATCCATTTCAATCCAGGGTCTGTGCCCGAATTTGCCTTTACTAAAAGTTGACCATCAACACCAGGTAAATTTTCAGTATCATATACTGTTCCGGTTAGTCTGAGATTACCCTGAACATGAAGCATTTGTGTAGCGGCGGTCGTGCCTACACCAACATAATTATTTGACTGATTATATGTTAAATTTAATGCTCCATTAAACTCATCATTGTCATTAAAAATAAATTGTCTATTTTCAGAGAAAAACTCAGGTGTTACTTCTATCTGTGCTCTAATACTAGGATCATTAAAGATTGAAATTGATGATGGAGTTACTCCTGTGGCAGCACCATTTTGCAATAATGCACCAGAAGTGTTGAAAGATCCATTAACATTTGTAAGAGTTACAATACCGGCATTTGTCGTTGAAAATTCTACAATACCAGAAACTCCCGTATTACCAACTTGTGTTATTACTTGGTTTTCACTAAAACTAAAATTACCACTCAAATTTAATGTGGATGCTTTTACAGTTTGAGTAGTAGCTTTAACACCCGCACCAAGAAAATCTAATTGTGTGATACTACTTAATGATCCTACTAAGTTAGTTTCATCAAAAACACTAATGGATCCTGGTATTAATCCACCCTGATTAGGAATCCAGAATCTCTCTCCAGGAAAACCTTCGACAGCAACAATAATATATTGATCACCAGATTTTACGGGATTTACACCCTCGGATGATGGTCCAACTAACGGATCACCAAGATCTGGTTCGGCATTTTCTAATCCTATATATCTGTATCTCTGATCGTCTATTCGGTCTCTGGGTGGTTTTCTTCTCTTACCACTTAAAACAGAACTACTAAAATACTTTGCCATAACTTATTATACCTTGCTAGTCTCCAGAATACTCATAATGAGTTCCATTTGTACCGGTGATGCAGTCCCACCACCAGTTTGAACTCCAACATTTACAGTAAAAGTGTTTCCGATTCCTATAAAAGTTGTGACACCGAGTGTATTTGAATTATTGGCAGGATCAGTTGATCTCGGATACTTTTTCTCGTCTGAATAATTGTCCTGAGAGCATTTAAAAACTAAAGAATCATTGGTAAATCGAATAGTATCATTTGTTGTTAGATTGTGTGGTGCAGATGCCGTAACTGAAAGTATTCCTGTAACAGAATCATATGTGGTTCCTTTTATCACCTGTATTTTTGTTCCTGCCGCAACATTTGCACCCGAAACGATAGTAATAGGATCCGGATTAGCACGGATAAATCGATGTTCTGATGGTCTAAAAGTGTGTGGTAAATTAGCCACAACTCCTGTATTTGTCGTAAATATTGTGGATGTTCCTACAGTTTCTACCTTAAAAGTTGTTTGTGGATTTGGAAAAATTGAACTTGTAATACCTCCCGTAGATGGACAATCAAATACCAATCCATCTAATACAATTTCATCATCCACATTAAATCCATGAGGATCATAGGTAGTTATGGTAGTTAATCCTGTTACATAATCATATTGAGCATTATAAACAGTTCCTACACCGGACTGATATCCTCTCACAAAAACAGAGTCTATTTTTGTCGCATCTCTTTCTAATACTAACCTTCCATCAATAATAATAACAGCATCATTTGGTGGAACTTCAATATCTTTGACAAGTCTTATATCTCTAATATTTCCATTGGTTGCGGTTGCCTTGCTCGTTCTTCTATGACTGAAACTAACTAATGGATAAGATTGTCCAATGCCGACATTTGCCACTGCAGCATAAAGTATAATCGCACTTGTTCCTTGCGAAGTTTCATAAACTTGTTGATTACTTGGAGTGACTGGGACTGCTTTTGTAAGAAATTTATTAAGTGGTGCGATTGCCATATTATCTCAGTGCTAATATTAATGGAGTAACTTCTACCTGAATTGCTCTACTAAAATCTCGACCACGAATTGTAGATGTAGTTTGATCAATTTGGAGACCCTCACCAATATCAAAATTACCTTTTTGATCTGTAGATGTGAAAGGAATTTGTGCTCCTTCACGAGCTACAACTTCATTCGCTTTAATAGTGACACCACCAACAAGAGGTGTCGATCTATTTATGTCCGTGCCCGTACCGACATATTCAAATGAATGGGAACTGGTCAGGATACGACTAATTCTTTGAAGAGTAAATGGATCATCAGGAAATACTGGATAAGGTATAAATTCATTAAAAGTAATTGTCGTGATGCCAACTATTCCGGGATCACTTTCTGTTAATTTATTATAATACCCTGTATTTGGAGTTGCTTCAAAAATAGTGTAGAAAATTGGTTCTGTAACGGCAGTTGCAATTCCAGTATCACCATCTACACTCACAATAAGATTTTGTGTTGGTAGATAATTTCTTCCACTAGCAATTACGTTGAATTCCGTTATAGTCCCAGTTTGATCCACTGTCGCAGATCCTTCTGCTATAATTCCTTCTGGTCCCAAAGGTCCTCCGGTAGGATTATTAACAGTATCTGCATCTATAATAGTAACAGATGGTGGATTTGCTGCAGTATATCCTGTCACATCTGATCCTGGAATAATATTAATAGCACTCAACTCTTTCATTGGTGCGTCAAGTTGATCAAATGCCGGAATTGATGGATAATTCTGTTGTCCAACATTATTGATTTTAAAATATAGAGCTTGACCATCAAATGGTCTCTGATCATCATTATCAGAATCTGTCACTCCATAAGCAACAATAGTATCAGTTTCTGATGCAGTTTCAGTAATAATATTTCCAGAAGAGTTTGTATTGGACGTAAATCCTGTATACTGGGTGGCACCAAGACCAACTGCAACTAATCCAAAATTACCAAATGAGGAGTTTGAGTTTGTAAGATCACACTGACCTCCGGTTTCGGCATATATCGCAATGTCACAGTTAATTGTAAAGATAGAAACTAACTGTGCATATGCATCATTAGAAAGAGATACGCCAATACCAGCTTCATTATATTGAGTAAATGAATCACAAACCATAGATTTTAAATCAGATCCAGAATCCGGATCTGATGAAGTAGCATGATCACCATTAATTTTCATACCAATACTTCCTGTCATGAAATTGGTACAGTTACGAATATATGGAGATCTCCATCTACCAGAAGAACCCTCATCGGCAGGTCCAAGACCCGTAAATCCACTTCTAGCTTGTACAGATATACCGGCATCAATATCAGTTTGTGTTGGTGGGAATGCAACCGCACCTGCACGATCACAACCTATTTCTACACCACTTCCAACAACACCACCGGCAAAACTTAAGTTTTCGACTAAGCAACCACGACGAACATGAATGACATCATCATTTTTATTTTCAGGGACTATCGTTACCAATCTCAAATCTTCTCCGGTAACTGATACATCAGTTCTTAATCCAACAGGATTATTTTCTAGGTACTTACCAGGTCTTATTTTAATTGTATCTCCTTCTTGTGCCACATCGGCAGCACCACCAAGACTTGCCTTTGCATCACCTTCAAGTAGACCACTATTCAAGTCACTACCATTCTTAGAAACCCAGATAGTTTTCTTAGTTTGAACACCTGATGGTCTCCATGAAACACCTATTCCGCTTCCAGAAGTATGATAAATTGATGATAAACGATAATCTGTTTTTCCGGTAGCAACACTATTATTAAAATCTTTTAACGGTCCATCTAATTCCAATAAAGCACCAAATCTTCCGCTCCCTTCAGCATCAAAATTACCTCCCATATTAAGGTTTTGGTTAAGACCAAGACCACCACCAACAACTAATGCTCCTGATGTTTTATTGGGAGAACTTGTAGTACTTTCTATTTTTGTATCGTTACCGACAAATAATTTTTTAACAATTCCAACACCACCGGCAATTTCAACAGCTGCATCAGTGGTACTAGTTGCCTGTGTTGTATTATCAAATGTAACTAATCCATCTACATCTAAAGCAACACCAACTGCAAGAGTAGATCCATCAAATGTTAAATTTGCATCATCTTCAATTTCACCACCAGAACCGGCAATAACAACTCTATCATTTGTTAGATCTTCAACAATGAAGGTATTTGCCTGACCACCAGCATTTATATCAAGAAGACCATCGGTGGTGGTTGCATCAAGTGTTGTATCACCATCCACATTTAAGTTAGAATCAAAATCAACATTTCCTGTTGCATGAACATCTCCAGTAATATCTAATTGAGCACTTGGAGAAGCATTATTGATACCAACCTTACTCATTCTATAAACAGGGGCATTATTACCCGATCCTACATATCCCCACAAATCTTGTGTGAATATAGTAGAAAGTCCTATGGCAGTTTCAGTGCTAGCCGCAGTTGGTATAACTGTATCGGTGCCTTGTCCACCACTATTCTGTTGAACAAAATTTAAGGTTGTAAATGATTGTGCCACACCAACTGTGGGAACAAATACTCCTTCATCCTGTAAGAAAATACCGACAGGATCCTTAGGAACAATATTTACCCATCGAATACCATTTTCATCTCTCGAAAGAAAGAAGTTATTTTGTCCAGGAGCACCACTACTATCATAAATGTTTCGATTTATAGCAACGCTTCCATCAATTTCAAGTTTTAGTTTTCCTTGATTATTATCATCTAAACTTTCAACATATACACCAACAGAAGCTGTTCCAATTCCAATTCTACCTTGATCATCAATGAAAACTGATTGATTTTCGGTAGAGTTAAATTGAAATCTTGTATGAGTAGGATTTTGATTAAAAAAACCTATTTTTTCAGTATTGGTATCGGCACTTATAACTGTTCCAGAAGTACCAACATTTAATCTTTGTCTAACAGTTAGTGTATCGGCAACATCTATACTATCATTTGCATCAATCAAACCAGTAAATGTACTAATGCCACCGACACTTACGTTCTCATCAACAGTAATACTTTTCTTGAAGAAAACATTTTCATCAAATGTTACAGGAACATTAAATGATATGTTAGTCCCAAAGGATATTTGACCATTAATCTTAACGTCTTTCAGAAAGATTACGTCTTCATTAAATTGAGATGATAGTCCGAATACCTGTTCGTATGACATTTTTAAACTAAACTTGTAGAAAACTTACCTAGAACATTTGCGGCTAGACCAAGGGAAGGATTACCAATACCAGCGACAGCAGTTACTCCACCCAAGGCATCTTTAAGTTCATCAGATCCTCTGAGATAATCCATACCAACTGCTCCACCGGCAACTCCCTCAAAGACTCTCATAACAAAACTTCCACTGGTTTCTTCAACTAAATTACCCAATAATCCATCCGCCTGAACTTTATTACCCTTCAACATAACTTTTGCCTTACCATTAACATTAATGTTTCTACCTGCAATTAAGTCAATATCCTCATCTGCCTGAAGAACAATATTGGCACCCTTAATTTTGACCTGACCATCTCTCATTGCGGTAATAACAACATCACCTTTCATTCCGGCAATAACAATATCAACAGCACCCTCGGTGTTGGTCATCCCTGCCACAATCTCTAGAGATTTATCGTTATGAATTTTATATTTTCCACCTTCACTTAAAGCACATAAATTTACATCTTTATTGTCTGTGACTGCATAAATTTTGTAGACATCGGCACCCTCGGCACCCATTTCTGGATTGGCGACATCAATTCTAAACTTTGGACTTCTACTATCAATAGTCCTTGCTTCCCAGTTTTCGTTCGGTCTAGTTCCCATATTATGTTATGCAGTCGATGACTTGTATTACTTTTTGTCCTGGTTTTGATTCTGGTATTCTTCCGATAATTGGTCTCAGTAATGCTCCAGAACCACCAGTGGCACGTAATTTTGGTAAAATATTCACCTGAATAATATTTATTGGTTTCACCGATATTATTCTTCCCTCATCAATGATGACATCAAATTCAATTTCGTCATCATCATCCTCAGGAATAAGGTCTGTAATAATCTCAGTGTCTTCAGGATAATCCTCTCCACCATCTATTATTTCGACATCAATAATACCAACAGGAATTTCTGTATCAATTGGTCCATTATTATCTCCCGAATCATCTGAATCAGTTGTTTCGGTTTCATCCTCAGGAATTATAGTTCCAAAAGCAGCAGGATAATTTTCTCCCTCAGATATCATTACAACATTTTCAATTTCTCCCGTTTCAAAATTAACAATTGCTTTTCCAACAGCACCATATCCTAATCCACAAGAATCACTAAAACTAATTAATGGTTCCTTATAAAAATATCCGGAACCAGGATCAGTTAATTCGACTCCAATAATACTTGCAGTTTTGGTGATATTTCTTGACAAGTCATCGAGATCTGGTGAGTTTTGAACAATTCCACCAAGTATTGCCCTACCTGCACCGCCAATTCCATCACCACCAAATATCTTAACTGTGGGACCACCACATGTCGATGGAGTCGCACAATCAGGTTTGGTGAACGGAGAATTAACTCCTTGCGGAACATCGATATTAAGTAATCCCAATGCATTTTGGACATTTATTTGATCCATGACATTATCATATGTTTTCTGCAGATCAAATGATCCATCGGCACCATAACCAAAAGTCCATTTTCTGACTCTACCTGTGCATTTTCCTTTATCTTGATTACAATCAAAAAATCCTGCCGCAGATGCTATAGTATCGGCAGATGCGGAAAGTATATCCCTAACATTAAATCCAGAACCACCATTAATAAACTCCAATATTGGTGATATGCCATCTAATACACTAGACATTCCATCAGAAATTTTATCGGTTATTGTATTCAATAAATCTCCTGCAAATTGTTCGACGACACAAGTTCCAAAATTAACAATGTTTATTAATGTATCTTCTAGCATTCCTTTAATGGTATCGCCAAGACCACTAATAATTTTTCCACCTAAACATCCAAGTTGATCTTGAATTCCAACTACGACAGGAACTAGTGTTTTGACGGCCTCAATAGCTTCAAGAGTTCCTTTTGCTTTTTCAATAGCATTATAATAACCATTTAAACCCGTTCTTAATAATGGTATCATTTCCCTATAAAGAGAGTCCATCATTGCCGATACTGGATTATTAGTTAATCTTTGTATTTTTTTAGTAACCGCTTGAACATCACCAAGAAAATCTGATGCCTCGCCGACAATTCCACCTAATGGATTCTTAGGAATACCTCCAAGAAAATTTTCAAGAACATTAGATACTTCATCCATGAAGTTATCATCACATGCACTAGCAGGTGAAATTACTTGTCCGTCTGCCTTTGATGCTGCTATTTCTTCCTTTCCACCATTATTATTAGAATTTATCTTTTTTGCTTGCTTATCACTAAGACTTCTTGGAGTTGGTTGACTATCTTTATTCTGTTCGTTAGATTCATCCGGAACTAGTGTTCCATCAGGAATATCAATATTAGAAGTATATCCGGTAAAAGGAACAAATGCACCTGATGCTGCTTGCTGTGGAACTTGACTTGTTCTACCAAATGCACCCATGATCATGGGAATTTGTGCGTTATCCCCGTCCATGAAGAAACCGACGACAACATCACCGGGACGATATTTTACACTTTCTGCAAAATTACTTGCACCAGTTCCTGATGTCGCCGGTAATAAACAACCTGCCCATGGCAAATCTTCATCCGGTAATTCTTCTTTACTGTAAGGATGATAACCTAAAATTCTAACCTTAAATCTATTTCCCCATCCTTCACCCTTATTCTGAGCACCTAAAGATTCTCCAGGAGGAATCTGACCAATCCACCAACGAAATCCGTCTCTCCCTATAAAATTACTTTTTAATAGTGATTCTTCTATCATTTTCCAGTGTATAATCCGAAAGTATCTCTAACTAACAACATAGATGTAAAAGATCTTGTTTTATCAAAATGATGACACAGTTCTTTTATCATATATAGACCACTTTGCTCAGGGTCTGGACGTTGACCATCTGTTCTAGAAATTTTAGGGAACTCACATTTAATAACATCTCCTGCTTTCAAATTAGTATTACAGGGAACAGTCATGCTTACAGTTTGTGTAAACAAAACATTATATCTCATAATGGATTGTGCCTGATATTTACTAGGATCGGCATTTTCATCAATAGATACATCTTTCTCCATCGTTCCAATATCAAGAACAGAAGATAATATTCTCGTAGGTGTTTGTCCTAATGTTTTTTCAGATGTTTCACTAAGAGGAGGTAAATCGATTGGATCTCCAAGATTTCCTGCCTTATCTCCATAATTACTATATTGGAATAATCCTTGTTCTGGTGTGGTAAAATTAAATGTCAATGGATTAAAAAACATTCTCTGACTTGCATAAGTTCCAAGACGTAACTTTTCAATCAAATTTTGATTTCTATCAGTAGTATATGCAGTAATTTGAAAGTCATTATTTCTCTCAATACTTGATTGATTAATTTCCGTATATACATACTCAGGAACTTGATTTTCTTTTGCCTTTTTAACTCCATCATCAATTAAATTTTGAATTGATCTAAAATTAAATCCATCTTGTGTCTGATAAAAAACAAATCCTGCAGTAGCATCACCAGAACTTACAGGCACTGCCTTTGATGCCAACCAAACTAATACTGTAAAAGGTTTTCTAAGGTTTCCAATAAATCCATATGGATTTTGAGATTTTTCAATAGATGTTTCGCTAAATTTATTTGTTTTTAATACATCTTTCAATATTTTTTGAACAGAATCACTAATTGATAAACCTGTTGGATATTTTTTTACAACTCTTGTCGTCTCATTTGTTATTGCTTCTCTTGAAACTAAATGTAGATTAAAACTTTCTCTTTGAGTTTCAGAAACAACATCAGTAATACTAGAAACATAAAGATAATCATTTGGATCTGTGGCAAAATCAAGTCCGGTTTTTCCTTTTCCCCTGTCTAATATTTTCATTGCAATACGTTCACCTCCACGAAGAGGTAGTCCATTATAGAGAGATTGTTTATTGAGATCATCTCCTATAGTATCTCCGGTATTTACGACTTTAATTTTCGCAGTTACTGTTGGGGAAAATATATCCTCATAATAATCAACAGAAATAGTTCCCAGTCGAATATCAACTGTTCTTTCCCCATCATTTGATTGAATTGCTAGGGTTTCGTAAAGAGAGGCTTCTGCTGCTGACATTTAAGTATATGCTAAATCTAAAAGTAGTTGTTGTCTTAACATACTATTTAATGAAGGTCCGACAGGAACAAGAATAACCGATGAAGAACCTCTAACTGTTGTTGAGGCAACTGGAACTGGTTGATCATCAATTACAATAATATCTTCAGAGGTTGTATCCATTGTTAAGTTAGTTTCTGTTCTCGGTAAAGGAGAAATATTTTTTTCTCCACTAGATCCACGGAGAGATGCTTGTATTTCTTCTGGTGAAATTGATGCTTTATTTCCACCTACACCTGAATATAAACTATCACCTTTTTTAATATCACTCTTAGGCCAAGTTCCATTATAAGAACCTTTCTTCATATCATAAGGAACACCTATAGATGCAAATTCGGCAGCTAGTGCTAAATTTGCATCATTAATAGTTGCCTTACCCCTAAGATAATTTCCAACAGCAGGTCTCTTTACATTAACAGTATATGGTTTATAAAAATCTTGTATTTTTTCTGTAAATTTTGTTTTGTCAGGATTAATACCTTGTCCTCTCAAATAATTAATAAATCCTGTCATCGTACTCGGAATTATTTGATATTTACCTACAGCAAATACTTTTCCTGATTGTTGGGCAGCATAAATTTCACTAATAGTCATATCGGTGAGATTTTTACCAAAGATAGATTTTGCACCACCAGGAGTATCACCAGCATTTCCTCTATTGATAGAGTTTACTCCACCTTCACCACCAGCAATAGTGCTGAATAAATCTCCAGTCATTGGAGTTTGAGGTTGCACTGTTGGAGTTTCACCAGTTCGCACTCTTTCTATTTCAGATTTTACTTGATCGGGATCTGACATTAGTTCAGATCTTTCTTGACTCATTATTTCTTGAGGATTTTTCTGTGTGGTTTCTTTTAAAAGTTTTTTACCATCTTCAATATCTTTTCCCATCTTGTTAAAAGATTCTTTTAATTTATCAAAGGAATCTCGTATTTTTTTGTCTTTATCGGCAAAATCAAAATTTTTGATTGCTTCGGCAGTATTTTTGAATAAGTCAACAACACCAGACAGAGCATCTTTTAAGTTACTGAAAAAACTTCCAATTATCTTGACAGTTTTCTTGACAAACGCAATAAGTTTTTCTGCCCATTCTATAATTTGAGGAAGTTTATTTATTAACCAACCAATAAGTATTGTAGATAGAAACTCAATCAGTGCCTGTAAAGGATTTTTTGCAACAGTAGGAACTTTAATACCCTTTCTACCTTTACTTACACTTCTTCTTTCTAATTCTTGTTCCCTTGCATTTCTTTTTTGTAACTCAACATCTCTTCTTTTTCTTCTCTGATTCTTTAAAAAAGTAGTTCTTTGAACTCTCTTTCTTTGAAGTATTGCTTTTTTAAGTCCGGCATTTACTTTTTTGGCACCTTTTGCAGTAGCACGACTTCCAACTCTAGCACCGGATCTTATCGTAGATCCGGCAACTTTAGTGACTCCAATGGCAGTTTTACCTACCATTGATCCTATTCTTACTGCTCCTGCCGCGACTGCTGCTAGTGCCATCTTATCTTACCACGTTATATTGTATTTGTGAATACATGGTATAAAAATTATTTGGATTTGATGATGAAATATTTGGAGTTTCACTATTTCCATTTGTCACAGATGCAGGTTCTTTTTGTTGAACCTGGGGATTAGGTCTAAAAATTACTGTTGGTTCTTTCTTTGGTTCTGGTGTGGGAATTTGTCTTGTCTGAGCAAGACTGGTTACTGGTGATGTTATAGGGGTCTCTATAGAAGTTGGTGTAGGTGGAGGAGTTGGTGTGGGAGTTGGTGTTACTTCTTGTGGTTCTACTTTTTGTTTTATTGAATACCCTAAACCATAAGCACTTCTTGGTGTTCCAGCCTGACTTATTCCTGTCTGTATTATTCTACCCGAATCAAAATCAGTTTTTACCTCTCCTAAAGTTTTTCCTTTCAGTGTAAGTTGATTTTTAATCTGTTGTACTCTATTATCAGAATTTTTAAAAATTCTCTTTTGTTTTATAAGATCAGTTTTTGCAGTATTATAACTATTTGTTTTTATAGCTGCTCCTGGTTTTCCTTTACCTTCATCTGCTGCTTTTTTTAGTTCAGGAAGTTTTTTCTCTAATTCCCTGATTCTATCAAAAGCATCTCCTCTTCTTTGAAGATCTAAATTATACTCCTTGAGAAAAGCATATTCATTTTTCTCACTGGGTGTTAGATTTTCTTCCCTTTCCTTTTCGGTTGCCGAACCACCATATTGTAGTAAAAGTTTTTGACTAAAGGCACCTTCATCCATATATTCTTGTTTATCGCCATAGGCACTTTTTAATTTTTGTTTATCTATCGACTGTATTCCCATCCCAGCAAGTCCGGCAAGACCCAAAAATGCTAGTGTAGTCAATCCAGCAGGAGATAATAAAAATCCTACTATCGCAGCACCGAGAGTGGCAATGGTAGGAAGAATACCTAAAATCAATCCTGGAATTGCTGCCAGACCAACATTAACACCGGCAATAATGCCCATAACAATACCGAGTGCTCCTAATATATTTTTTCCAATTCTTTCAAATTCTTCTTTATTACCGTTCATGTAAGATCTGAAAGCTTTTACCCCCTTGTCTGTCAACCAACCGACAAAAAGAATTTTAAGAAATTCTAATACTCTAGACAGAATACCTTTTACTTTACCACCAATTGCTTTAATTGGTGCCATAAGAGTATTTCCAATTCCTCTAGCAACAGATTCTAATCCAGATTCTTTTCTTCTTCTCTTTTCCTTTTCCTTTGCAATATCTTCAGTTTTCTGTCCTTTTAATAATAACTGCTGTTCTTTCTTTGCATCATCGACTAGAAATTCTGATAGTTTCTTTACTGATTCCTGTATGGTGATAACAGATTTTTCGAGAGCAGTGACTCTTGATCCTAATGATTCTGCATTTGTTTGTGATCCACTCTGCTGATCTTCATCTTGATCTGTCTTTACAATTGGTCCGAGATTATCTAATTTTACAAGTGCTCCAGATTTTCCAAAAACTTTCTGAGCATCTATATTTCTTGATCTAAAAAGTGCTTTTCTATCTTCTGAGGTTAAATATTCTCCTGATGATGGATTTACTCCAGACTGAGCGACATCACCAAGAGTTTTCTTAAAAGAAACTCTTTTTCTTCCTAATTGTGGTGCCTTAAATGCCTGACTACTAAATGCCACTTCTTTGCTGCTGTTTTAAGTTTTCTTCTTCAATATATTGTTGAAGAAGTGCCACATACACATCCTTTTCCCACGGAATCATATTTTCTATCTCCGTTAATGAATATTTATGGTGCTGCATCAAAGAAAAATTAATTTTATAGTATGACGCAAGATCAATATGCGCCATACTCACGCGAAAAAAGATGCCAGACCCTCTAATACGATTTCATTTTTGACTTTTGTCTTAGGATTCATCACAGTAATTGTATGAGACAATTTTGGCATTGTTTCAAAAAATTTTTCAATTTCTTTAAATTGTTTAGAACTCAATTGTTCGATAAAGTCCACAAGTTCTTTTTTGGTACAATCAGAGGCACTCCAAGATTCCTCTTCATTATAGACTTGTTCAATACATGATGCAATCAAATCAAAGGATTCAGTTACACCAAGAGATCCATCAGAAATACTAAAATTAGATTTAATAAATTCTGACATGGATGGATATCGCATTCTCATAATCAAAGCATCATCAAGTTTAATATCTCGACTGTGCTCAGGATCTTTTTGGACTCTAATATCATCAAGAGGAATTGTTACAGGAACTTGTGTTTCTTCATCATCAGGACATGTAATGAGAACATCAACCTGCTCACCCACAGACTTACCTCTAATATTTAAAAATAAATACTCAATATCAAAAGTTGATAACTGCTCTACTTTCACTCCTCGACTTAGAATACAGTTTGAAATTACAGTTTTAATGGCATTCGTAATCTGTTTCTGATCTTCAGATTCCATTGCAATAATAAGAACCTTTTCTTCTTTCACTAAAAAAGGTCTATATCTTATCTTTTTTCCGGTTGATGGTAATTCCAACTCATATGTCGGCGTTGCAATCTTTGGTAAAGGCATGACAATCCAAATAGTTCAGTTGTGAGTATTTATTAACCTATATTTTGATTTAATTGATTTAATTCTCTACGTGTTCCTGCTCCAGTCAATCCAAGACTGGTGGTTCCTGAAATATTACTATTTGTCGCAGCATCCGAATTTTCTTCAGACTTTTCTTGTTTTTCGGCAATACTTGTTTCTTTTCCGGCAATATATCTTTCATAGTTAAAAGTCACATTTGCTCTCAAAACATCAGAACCACCATATTGAACAGGTGTGGATGAGAAATTTATAGGGAAGGCACCATAAAATGTATACTCTAGTTCTTTTCCTTGACTTGGTTCAAATTTTATAATTTTAATTTTATCACACTTATATCCACTATCAGATTCTCTGGGATATCTCATTCTATAAAAATATCCTTCCCTTGTTTTTCTAATATTATCATTTTCTGATCCATTTGTAATATAGTCCATCCAAAATTCAAATAATTTAATTATTTTATAATCTCGATCAACATAAAATTCTAAACTCATTTCGGTAAAAATTCTAGAGTGTACCATTTTTTCTTGGACACCCATATAATTACCGGCAATATTTGCAGTGGCAAGAGAACTACCAGGAATAGAGGCACTACTGCAACGAAGACCAGCTTCCTCAATAATAAATCGATTATCTACTCCTTTACCACCCAAAAATTTTGTCAGGTCAACACTCAACCCATCAAAAAATACTTGATAGTGAGATGTTTGGGCAGAGTTTGCTATTTTTGAAATGTATTCAGTTATTCTCTTTCTTGATACCGTCATCTAAATAAAATATGCCGACTTAGATTATTAAGTATTTAGATGTCATATAAAGGAAAATATAAACCTTCATATCCTAAGAAATACAAAGGTGACCCAACAAACGTAATTTATCGTTCTTTGTGGGAAAGAAAGTTTATGGTTTATTGTGATAAGAATGAAAATGTTTTGGAATGGAGTAGTGAAGAAATTGCTCTTCCATATAAATCACCTCTTGACAATAGAATTCATCGTTACTTCCCAGACTTTTATATAAAGGTCAAAGAAGGAAACAAAATACAAAAATATTTGGTAGAGATAAAACCCAAAAGACAAGTTTTGGAACCAAAAGTTCCGAAGAGAAAGACAAAGGGTTACATCTATGAAGTGAAGGAATATGTAAAGAATCAGGCAAAGTGGAAATCTGCACAAGAGTTTTGTGAAGATCGTCAGTGGAAATTTAAGATCATGACAGAGGATGATTTAGGTATCCGTCAATGATGTTTCCAACCGATGATAATGATAATCGTGTCAGAGGTGTCGTAAATGGTTTGATAGGTGGTGAAGATCCTGATGACTTAATGGTTGAATTGATGGATGCCGTGAGTGATTCTTATGAAACTATTCCTGAAGTCGGAAAATACTATATTTTTATATACATACCTAAAACACCAAACATACAATATGATCAGAATCCTCTTGTTGCGGTGACAGACATTTTTCGTTGGGGATTTCGTGGGTTTAATTATCACTGGGGACAAGTTCGTCAATATACATGGGAAGAACTTCAAGGGAACTTGTATGAAATCTATCCAGATGAACTTGCAGATGTTCGTGAAATACCTTTTGGTAAAAAAACCAACAATTTCCAATAAATAGCTAAAAACAATAATGGCTGACGAATATAGATATCCAATAGCTCAGATAACAGATGACACCGACTATTTGCAGATAAAAGTCGTAAAGTATGAGGCGCCTGGATTTATAACACAATTTCAGCAACCAACATCTTCAGATGCTTTAGCAGCAAATATAGAAACACCACTTGCAACTATTTTTCTTCCAATTCCCGAAAATATTCAGGATAGCAATGCAGTTAATTGGGGTGATGATAGTTTGAATGGACTTGCCGCCAGAGCTATTGGTTCGGGAATACGCGTTATTGGTGACAATGGAAATATTATTGATGCAACAAAAAGACTTGCTACTGAAGCAGCAAGTTTCGCTGGAGATGTAATGAATATACCCGGAACAATAAGAAATTCATTTATTGCGGCAAAGGCAGTTGGAGCATTTACAAACGTCAATGCACAGGGAGTTATTTCAAGACAAACCGGACAAGTATTGAATCCAAATATGGAATTGTTATTTAATAATGTGACTTTGAGATCTTTTAACTTTCAATTTGATTTGGCACCTAGAAATAAAAATGAAAGTAGAGTGATTAAAAATATTATACGAACTTTTAAAAGAAGTATGAATGCCAAAAATAGTGGAACTGTAGGAGCTGAAGGGTTGTTCATAGCATCTCCAGATGTATTTCAACTTGCTTATAAGACAGGAAGTAACGATCATAAGTTTTTGAATAAATTTAAACCTATGGCATTATTGAATATGGCAGTGAATTATACCGGTTCTGGAACTTATGCGACATATGATGATACAACACCAGTTCATATGCAACTTTCACTTCAATTCCAAGAACTGAACCCTGTATATGCCGAAGAATATAATGAATTAACAGAAGAAGACGGAGTAGGATTCTGATGAGTTATTTTAGAGAACTTCCAAACTTAGAATATGAATCACCATTTGCCACTAGGATATCAAGTTCTAGTTATGTTCAGGCAAAGAATATTTTCCGTAGAATGAAGATTCGAGATGATCTTCAAAATATTTTTACTATTTTTAACAAATACGAAATTAGAGAGGGTGCAAGACCTGATACAATCGCAGAAGAAATCTATGGCAAATCAGATTTAGATTGGGTTGTTTTACTTTCTGCCAATATCATCAATGTCAGAGATCAATGGCCACTGTCTAGTAAAGACTTGTATGAATATACTGTAAGTAAATATGGACTAGAAAATATTAATAATGTTCATCACTATGAAACAAAAGAAGTTAAAAATTCTGATGGCAATTTAATTTTACCAAAAGGTCGAATTGTTGATAAAGATTTTTCTATCAGATTTAAAAATGGAGCAACTTATATTGAAAGATTAAATGTTACAACTACGATTTCTAACTATGTTTATGAAATGAAAGAAAATGAAAAGAAAGAAACCATTTATATCTTAAGACCATCTTACTTACAACAGTTCTTAAATGATATGAGAACTGAGATGGCATATGACAATTCATCTCAATATATTAATAAGAATTTGATTAGAACACAAAATACTAGAATATCATAAAAAAAGGAGGGTATTAACCCTCCTTTCATATCACTCGGCAAGTTTAGCAAAGTAACTCAGTGCATCGTCATCATCTTCAGTGCTTGAAGGCATGATGTCGGGAGAGTTAAAGGACTTGCCACGACCCTCACTTAGGTCATCAAGGTTTTCACCACGGTTGTCACGACGGAAGTTCTCTTCTTCCTCGACAGTTTCCTGATCTTGGAAGGAAGGAGTGCCCTTGTTACCAAGAACATAGTCCAGACGCTTCTTCAGGGCATCATAGTCCTTGAACTGATCTGCTGCGACAAACTCCTGCAGAGAATACTGACCTTTCCAGATTGCTTCCATTGCGTCATCGTCATCAAGAAGTGCATCTTGACGTGCAAACTCAGAAGAGTCATAGTTGCGATAACCGGCAACGTTCTTTGCCTTCAGTTTGAAGTTGGCACCTTGCCAGAAGTCGAACGGATCGATTGCTTCCTCGTCCTCAAACTCAGGTTGCATTGCTGCAGTCAGTTTGTCAAAGATCTTCTTACCATACTTGTACAGGAAGACCTTACCTTCATTCTCGGGATTGGCAGGATCCTTGACCACATAGATGTTGCTGATGTAGGTCAGTTTACGTTTCTGCTTACGTGCAGTCTCCTTTCCAAGATCTGTGCCATTGTTCCACAGCATGGTGTTGTATTCGGACACGGGATCCTTCTGACCAAGAGTGGTTAAAGAGTTCTCAATGTACCAACCACCAGGACCTTGGAAGGCATGGGAGTACAGCTTCACAAACGGCAGATCTTCACCGTTAGGAGCAGGGAGGAAACGGATAACGGCATAACCATTGCCGCTTTTGTCAACGTCCAGTTTCCAGAGACGTTCATCACCTGTATTGGTAGTGTTCATCTTTTCGACTTCCTTGACCAGTTTGGCAGTCAGGGAGCCAAGTTTAGATTGCTTTTTAAGATCAGCAAAAGACATTCGGATTACCTCGGATTTTGTTAGATTAATTTGGTTGACTTAGATATTATAGCAAGGTTGCTCTCAGGCGTCAATATAGTCCTTGAGGGATTGGACAGTTTGTTCCATAGTCGAGAACAAGACGTTCATATCTGTTCCTGGTGGGAATCCCATCAGAACCACAGATTTTTTCAAGTTTTCTCTCATTTCAACGGCAGCAGGATCATCAGAAAGTGACAATCTTGCATACATGACTCGTTGTTTTTCAAGAAGTTCAATCATCATATCAATATGTTCCAATTTTTCTTCAGTATCCATCATCCCGAAAGATGCTGCATCAGAATACAGTGCTTCTTGAAGACTATTGATTTTAGTTAATTCTTCCTGAATAATTTCAGAATTAAAAAATTCACTCATTTACAATTTTCCTTAGAAGTTTTTTGTAATGGAACACATCAATATTTAGAAAGGGTAGATATTTTTTAATTTTTAGACTGACGGTTTCCCACACGGGGTCATCCAGTTTTTTATCAAATTTTTCACGAAAAGAAAAAATCTTTTCACAGATAACTACATTTTCAATACTCACGTCTCCTGCCAAATATTTTTTTAGAATTAGTGGATGTCCTTTGGAACAGTTGAAGACACTCTCTAATTCGTTTTCCGATAACAATTCGTTCATTTGTTCTTTGAACAAGTAACTCAAACTCTGCTGTCGTTTCATCCATTCGGCGTAGTTTCTTTCTCCAGAATTGATAATTTCTCCAATCCATAGGTTTTGTGGGTTGTCTGCAGAAATAAAATTAGATACAAGAAATTGAACAACTTCTTGATCCGAATATTTTCGGGAGGTTTTTTCAAACCAATACTTATCTTTCCTTTTATTAAAAGATGTTACAGTAGCTCGTGTTTTTGCACCGTAACGAAAGAAGTCATATTTTGGATTTGTAAAGTGATTTTTAAGTGACAAATAATGTTGATAAGTTTCAAAGGGAGTCACGGTCATAAAGGAAGTTTTGCTCTTGAAGTTTTTTTCATAAAATTAAGTTGAGTCGCATCCCACTTTAGTTTTTCTTTCAGTGGTTTTGACACTAACTTTGTCACAGATTCTATCTCAAGTTCATTAATTTCACAATAGTATATTATTGCATCAATATAGTTGAGTTTTTCTGTGGCAACAATAGACTCAATTTCTTGAGCAAATTTTGATGGAGTTAAAAATTTCTTTTCGATTGCTTTTTCTAGTTCCTTATTTGGTTCCATAGAGTTCCAGTTTATCTGCAACAAACTTTCTAATGTATTGGGTAAGAAGTTTGATGTACTTTGATTTGTCTCGTTCTTCATAGACGACGCATTCTCCATTTTCGCAGGCCATAATAATTACAAGTTTTTTGACAGAAATTCCTGTCAGTTCGTACAGCATACAACCATATGCCATGCACTGTACAAAATAGTTATCGATCCACTCTCGTGGTTTCGGTTTCTTGGATGTTTTGAAATCAATTATTGCTAGTTCGCCTTCATATTCGGCAATACAATCAACCGTTCCGGCAATACCAAGTTGTTTACTATATAGGGAACTTTCCAAAGCATGAATATTGTCAATCTTGTTTAAGTCTGTTTTTGAAATCTTAAAGAGAAAATCAGAAATAGGTTGAACAGTCGGAAGATCTTCATTTTTTAGGAAATGTTCAGTAAGAGTGTGCATGTCCGTACCACGACTTGTTGCCTTTTTCGTGATACGATCTGCTTCCTCATTACCAACTTTTTTACGCCACTTGACAAAAATCTCCTTATTAAAATGACTGGTCACCGAAGTGATGGAGACCAGTCGGAGGAGTTCTTCTTCATCAGGCACAGAGTAATACCTTACCCCATCAATAGTCTCCCTTTCAAGTTGTGGGAGACCAATATCAACATGATTAAACATTAAAAACCTGCTTCCATTTTTGCTATGATGTATTCTTTGACTAATCCAGATCGAACAATATCATCGACACCAAACTCTATTATATCAAAAGATTCCATTTTTCTCAAGATGTTCATGAAGTCAACAATACCATTTCTGTCATTTGATTTTGTTAAATCAGACTGACGTGCATCTCCACAGAAACAAATTTTGGTATTTTCACCGACACGAGTGATAATGGAATCTAATTCATGAAAATTGAGATTCTGAAATTCATCAACTATGACAATAGAATTATCAAGTGTTGTTCCACGAAGAAATGATGTGCTCCAGAACTTAATTGTATCTTGCGATTTGAGATTACCATAAAGCATTTCAAAGTCTGCATCACTAGGCATCTGGAACATGTACTTTACCATATTCTTATAAGGAATCTGATAAATGTCTGCCTTATCCTCATGGTCACCAGGGAGAAATCCAATTTCTCTAGTTGCCACAAGAGAACGTACAAGGTAGATTCTTTCATATGGGGTGTTCTCGGAAAGAACATCCATTAGTGCATTATACAGAGTAATAAAAGTTTTACCTGTTCCGGCACATCCATAGGCGACAATGTGCTTCCCATCTTTATACGAATCAAAAAGTCTTTTTTGATTATCAGAAAGTGGTTCAATATCTACAAGATATTCTTGACTCAATGGTTTTTTACGCTTCATCTGTTTTGCAGTAAGACCAACTCCAATGGGTTGCTCTGCAGATGAACTTCTTTTTCTTCTTGCCATACTAAATCTTGTTTATATTTGAACCGGGCATTTTTTTCACTTTTGATAATACATCATTCCAACCAGGATTTTTCTTGCGAAGTTTATCCTTCCATTCACCAACTTCGCCAAAAGATGGTGAGTTTTCAGGAGTATAGTATCTTTCCCATTCAGGATTGTCTTCTCTCCACTGATCCCAGTCATGAATGCTCATTACAACATCTTTCGTTTCACCAGTCTCTTTATGTTTTACAGGGTATGTTGCCATTGCTATGAATTCAATATAACGTATTTAGATCCACTCCAGTGCCTCTGAAACAGACGGGAACTGCTCTTTGAACACTTCCTTACATGCCAGTGCAACGTCCATGTGCTCCTTCTGAGTGCCGTTTGCAGACCTCAGATTGATATAATGAATCCATGAGCGACACGATCCTGTCATATAGATTTTAGTAGGAGTGCAGAGAGGAAGCACATTTCTGGCACATTCCTTTGCCACTCCTCGATCCAACATCTGCTGATACAATGCCATGGCAGAATCAAACAGAGTTTGCATTTGTAATTCTAAATTCTGAACCACAAACGGATCAAGATCATCAATAGAGTTTTGACGATTCTTGGTGTCTTGACGACGCATCTCAGGCAGAGGAATCTTGTCAAACCCTAGCAAAGACGAATCAGCATACCGTTGGGAAAACTCTTGATATGTGAAACTCCTATGGCGTAGTATTTGAGCTGCGATTGCTCTTGTAGTTTCAATCTCCAGAGTCATGAAACTTTGTTCAAACACACTCCAGTGATTGTGCTTGATGCAATACTTCAGAAGACCAGAATACTTTTCATTATCCTGATTTGAAGGGTTGCTCACACGAGCAACATATGCCATCATTTTCTCTGCATCAGGAGTGATACTAATAAGTTTTACTGTCATAAGTCCTTAGTCTGGGTAACCGTCATCATCATTAAAAATTTCATCATAATCTCCATATTTAGATTCTGGAGGATCGTCAAAATTTTCTCTCTTATCAATATATGCATCAGTATCAGAATAAACTTCTGCTTTAAGAGAGTCAACCAATAGTTCTAAATTTCTAACTATCAGTTTAAGTCTTTCCTTCTCCATAAAAATAGAATAGCATTTGTCCATTTTACACAAAAAAAGAGGGGTAGTCAACCCCCCGTATTAAGTAAAATTTTGCAAATTCTTTTACAAGTTCCTTGGTCTTCATCGCACTCAATTAGACAATCGAAGTAATCATTTATCAGATCTAATTCGTCATTACATCTGTCTACGGTTTCCTCAAAATGATGCCACTCCGCTAATTGATTACGAGATAGTCGATCATGCATTTCATCTCTCGCAATTTAATTTTTTTTATAACAAAAGCATATTTTTCACTTCATATGCTTTTTCCTAATTCTATATTATATAGTTCTGTTTGTGTTAATTCACTAACATTTGTTTCTTTTTTACATAAGTATAAAAAAAGAGAGGTTTTTCAACCTCTCTCGAATATTTTCCAATTTT